TGCTTCCCCATTACCAACTGCTAATGCCGAAATTAATAGAGATACTGCGGTTGATGCTAAATAAGTTTGCGCACCATACCAAAAGATTGCTACAATTCCGCGGGCCACTGCCGGGAAGTTAGCACCTCTTACCCCCATACTCGAACGAGCCATAACAGGGAATGGGATACCGTACTTAACGCTTGGCTCACCCATCAAATTGACTAACCACATTACAAAAAGACCGGCCAACATGATGGCAGCAAATACTGTCCAACCGTTTAAACCAAATGAGATGAATAGAGATGCTGCTAGCGTATAACCAAACAAACTTTGAATGTCGTTAGACCATACGTTAAAAATCTCGAACGCACCCCATGTACGTTTCTTTTCTGGAATGGGAGCCAAGTCTTCATTATATAAACTTGGGTCTTTGTTTTTTAACATTATATACTCCTTTTAATATGTTAATGCCCAATTACTATTCTAACATAATTGGGCAAAATGTCAACCTTTTTTGATTATCCTGACGTTGCGTCAACAATCATTCTAATGTTCTGAGATATTTTAGCATTAAACTCAGCATCAGTTTGATTATGATTCAAACCTTCACTTAAAGCTCTACTAAAACTTGCAGTGACATCATGATTCATCGATAATCTACGACACGCTTCAGCTGTTGCGTATCCTCCACTAAGAAACACAATACGGTTTACACTATGGTTTGCTGTAAGATTGTGATATAGGTTGGGTACTTCTGGAGGCGTCAGCTTTAAAATAACTTGGTAATCTTTTCCAATTAAGTATTTTTGTAACGCGTCGTATAACTCGTGTTCTATTAATTCTTTTTCTTCGTGATCAATAGGAACTTCGGGTTCTACTATTGGCATAAGTCCGTATTCTTGGATTGTATGTGCCAAAGTAAATTGCTGCTTTAGAATAGGCTCAACCATATCTATACTTTTAATAATGCTTCGCATCTTAGTTCCGTATATAGGTTCACCTAATCCGTCAGTAGCAAATTCTAATATTTGTTTTACAGGAAACTGTTTAAGCATCCCGCTTTCTTCACAGCCGTCATCTATCTTTAAAAAGGAGTCGATACCTTTATTTGCGAGTTCATTAACCATTCCTCGAGTAACTGTATCTTTATAAAGAATTGCGGCCCAAACATTTGTATCGTTGAAATCAGGAGAATTAACCATTCTCATTCTCATTTCGTGTACACGATCCATCTTGTTTTCTTCGGTGTATTCACGACCATAACGTTCTAATACACCGCCAGTCGAACCACCGCTGTGGTCCATTGCCGCTATGAATCTTGCATCATAGCGGGTTTGGCTTTCTAAAAAATCACCTGCTGTTGTGAATTTTAAATCGCTCATTTACCTAATCCAAAACATGGTAAAATATTTAAATTACAATAACGGCCGTAATCTTCGAGACCAACCATTGCCATTAACATTAATACCGGTAAAACACCAATAATAAAGAATATGACTAAGAAAGCCCAACCAAGTCCTTTAGTTGTGCAATATTGTGTTTGTTCACTCATGCTCGCCACCATTTGCGCGACCACTGTAATTACCAAATATGTTTGGTTTACGTTGAGCAGTTTCAAATGTTGCTACTGTAATAGCAATAGCGCCTAATAACAACGTATGCAATATCATACTAAATACGCCGGCCCACATACTTCCTACAATAATTGCGAATACAATACACCACATCCAAGCAAGAACTTGCATAATCATATGTCGTGTACTAAAATCTGGAATATTGCTTAATGGATTTTTTTCGTGATCCATTACTACATTCCAACAGTCTACAATCCATCTATTTATAGTCTTTTACTCCGTGTTTATCAATATCGTTAAGAATCATTTGTATAGATTCTTTTATATCCTGAACCGAATCACCAGAAATGTCAACAGGTTTTTCAGTCCAAGATCCTCCATCATCTGATGGATAAAATTCATGCACTGCATAATAACCATCATGCTTCATTAATTGGTAATGCCATTTATTCATAGCTTTCGCCAGTTTCACGAAAGAAGTTTTCTGACCAAAAAGCTTTATCATCGATCCAAATATCGTAGTTTTCTTTTTCGCCTACGCTGAGTTCGTGATATTTCGCACCCCATTCAACGAGTTGATTATTAGTTAGTCTCCAATAATCTATACCGCTTACGCATCCGCGTGCAGTCATGTATTTAATAGTATGACCTGCGTCGTATAAAGCATTTACTTTAGCAATTCGATCATACATCGGAATATGATTAGCATAATCCTTTTTACCACTTCCATCCATAAAATAGACTTCTTGGCATATAGTTCCGTCAATATCAATTATATATTTCATTTTATCTCCATTATAAAAAAGGGAGGCCAAGAAAGCCTCCCAATCACAGTAAAATAAGTTAACCTTTTAGAAGTTCTGGTTCTCTTCGGTTAATTTCAATTGTACGTGGTTTCTTCTCGTCTGGAATTACATTCTCTAGATGCACGCTAAGAATGCCTGCATCAAGATCAGCGCCGTTCACTACGATAGTGTCCATTAAAGTAAACGTACGATTGAAAGATCGAGCTGAAATACCTTTATGAATGTAGTTCTTCTCGTCATCTGTATTTTGGTTACCCTCAATAGTCAAAGTTCCATCTTTCAAAGTAATGTCTAAATCGTCGTAATTAAAACCTGCGATAGCCAATTGTAATTCGTACTGGTCTTCGCCCGTTTTGATAATATTATAAGGTGGGTAATTTGCCTGGTTAGGCGTTGCTGTTCTCATTCTATCTACCATGCGGTCAAAACCGATGAAGAATGGATCGTTAAGCATAGTCGTATCTAATCTGCGAGTATTCATTTTGTTTCTCCTTAAATAAGCAAGATTAATGTAAGGAACCCATTATGGCATTCCTACTATTATTTATACACCGTTTATGATCAAAAGTACAACTTTATTCTACATAAGGCTCAAAATCACTGCCGTTAGCTACCATACAAGCCCATCCATTTGGGAACAGCGAAACTAAAGTCCATGAGCCTGTATCTTGATTTGTCATAAAAACCATTTCAGTTTTAATCATTTGGCCGCTTATGTGCTGTTGTAAGATTTCACCTTTAAACAAAATCTGTTCGTCATACTTTTTAGTTTGTTCTGCCATAAGGGCAAAAGTACCGCAAGATTGTGATGCTTGAAACGGCGGTACTTGTTGAGCAGCTAAAGGTGTAGCTGTTAATGATAGTGCTAGTAAATATTTAAACATTTTATTGTCCTATTCTCCAGTACTACCAAATCCTCCATCTCGATCTGTTTTCTGGTTAGGTTGAGTTTTGGTTTCAGATATTTTTACCTGTTGAGTTTTTTCTAATACACATTGTGCAAGACGTTCTCCGTCTGAAATAACTGCTAACGAATCTGTTTCGTTGTTTATCATAATATAAGTTTGTTCTACATAATCAGAATCTATAATTCCTGTACCATTTGCTAATACTAAACCTCTTTTTAACGCGACGCTTGACCTAATAAACATTTTAAGTACGTGCTTATCCGGTACATCAAAAATTAATCCAGTAGGAATAAGTATTCTTGTATCTGGTGGTAGCTGAAAAGAGTTTGGATTTTGACCTACACCCTTTACAGTGATGAATACTTCTTTATTCCAGTTATTATACGCTCGAAGTTTATCACCTCTTTTAAAACATGATTTAATATCAAAGGCTGCTGAACCTTCAGTTGCGTAAGTTGGTAATTCAGCGTTTTCATTCATTCTATAAATTTTCATTTTCACTTCTTTCCAATGTTATACTTTGCTTCCAGAATCCAATTTTGTTTTTCTTTATGAGATATAATCTTAATTTGATTAAGCTGAGCAATCGGTGATTGAGCTTTTTCAGTATTTACGACAGATAATAAATCCCATTCTTCTAGTAAATTAACTATAGTATTTCTTCTTGCTTCATCTTCTTCTACAAATGTATCTTTTTTACCGTCTAAAATAAACAATTCTTTAAAATGCAAAATCGCATATTTACCTTGTTTATGTAGTATATGGCAAGTTTGGTAAAGCTTTTTCTCTTTACGAGACGAAATACCAATACGAGTAAGTGTTTCTTTTACTTTAAGGAAACTGTCTGGTGTTGGTAAAGAAATCTCTACTCCTACACCTTTAAAAATATCTTCTTCTGAGTTCATAACCACATCGCCTTCTTTTTATTATTATTATGTATGGTACGGCTTCAAATTGCTCAACCGTTGTAATTATTTATCAGAAGTAAGTATTCACCTGGTAGACCCGCCAATCTCAAGGCGTGAATGAACTGATTTAAGATCATCTGCGCTCAAGGCTTTTAAATATTGTTTAGCAACTGTTCTATTGCATTGATAAACTTCTTGTATTGCATCGAGATCTTTACTCTTATCGGCCTTAGGCCATTTACTAAAGCGTTTACGTTTACGTAGCGCTGTTCTATAATAATCAAATTGCGCTTTAGCTGGTAGATGAGATCTCATATTCATTTCATTAGCATGTAGGATAGTATCTTCAAAGTTTGTAAAACCTCTATTTACGATATAAGCTGAGTACAAATTCTCTGCTATTTCAGGATTATCATTATTAGATATGATATCGTCCTTAGAGAAAGACGCAGCATTCATAAAATCAAAGGGTGTTATTTCTTTGGGCATCTAAATTCTCCTCTAAATCTTTCATCATATCATCAAAATCACCGGAACAATCTTGACATAGCTTAAGGTGTAACGGTCCTTCCATAGTGTCAACGTCTACACTATAAACTTGCTTCTTTGTGATATACTTGTTACAGTTAAAACACTCTTGCATACCAACTAACTTTTTAATCCAATCACTCATTTATACTCTGCTTCCATCATTACTTCTGTTAAGAAAGCAACCATGTTAACTTCTAAGTCAGCTACGAAGTTAGCTTTGTACATGTAATCAGCAAGAGTAACTACGAAACCTGGTAATGAACGCAATTCAATCTTTTCAGAAGCCATATCATATATACGCCTAAACATTTCATTCATATCTTGATCTGAATTGTTTGCAACCCATTTTCTCATGTTAGTAAAGTCTTTAGCTTTAAGTAGCCTGAATATTTCATCCATTGAATCTTGTTTTAGATTAACAAATATGCCTTCATCAATACGACCTGAAGCTGCATATGATTGTAGCTCAGTAAGTACACGACGGAAATCAGGGAAGTGGCGCTCAATAACTTTAGCAACTACTTTTTTATCAAAATCTACCTGTTCTAACTCAAGTATTTGTAGCACGCGTTTATAGAATTGTGCTGCCATAGATGGTCTATCAGTTGTTTCTATAGTGAAATCAACTTCACTCAAACGAGAGCGGAGAGGTGCAATGATACGGTTTTTAAAGTTACACGTAAATATAAATCCGCAATTAGATGAATATTCTTCGATAAAGTTACGTAAAGCTGGTTGAACATTTGCAGCGTTTAGGTAGTCAGCTTCATCAAAGATAACATATTTACGACCACCACTAAGGGATACAGCCGAGGCATATGTTGAAATATCATAACGAAGAGTATCAATGTTAACATTCAATGAACCATTCTTTACAATATAATCACAACCCATTTCTTCAAGCATGGCTTTTGCGATAGTTGTTTTACCTACACCTGGACCACCAGACAACAATAAGTTTGGAATGCTATCATCAGCTACAAACTTTTTAAACATTGCTTTGGTGTTTTCTGGTAGAATTGTATCGTTTATTTTTTGTGGTCGATACTTTTCAACCCACAGTACTTCATTTGCTTTAGCATCAATAGACATATAATCACCATTTCATAATATATAAATTGCAGGTTTATAACGAGAGCCTGCGTCGTTTAGTATTACTGAACCTTGTCAGCAAGCGGTGCATCTTCAGGTACAGCTGCTGGTGCGTCTACCGGCATACTACCTTCTGGTGCTTCACCTTGCGGTGCATTTTGCTGCAAGAAAACTTCGAATTTATTACGAAGCATTCCAATGCCTGCAAGTTCTCGGCCTTCAATACCACCGCGGCGACTGACTACGTCAATCAATTGTACGACGGTTGCGATATCTTGAAGAGACAGATTTACTGGCTCTTGTTGTGGTTGTTCTTGATCGCTCATATTTTATCCTTTCTGATAAGTCGACTTAGTATCAATTGCTACATAATAAGTAGCGGTTTCCCCTTTAAACTCAGAGATACCCTTTGCGCAAAGGGTAACATGATAGTTCTGAGGTAGGAGCTTAAGATTATCAGTTTTGATAATAACCTTAAATTCGTCTTGTGTTGTGCCAATTTCAACACCATAATCATCGGCGCTTGTATCTGCGCTATTAATAGCTTTCAGGTATACTTTACCTTCACTACCAACAAATGCAACTTCATTAAACTGAAGAACACCAGCAGCTTTGATTACAGATTGCATGTCGTCCCAAAGAACATCAACAATAACATCTGATGATGGCAATTCGATATCTTTTTCTGGGGCTGCATGTATCATTGAAATATCGGCAAACGCGTATTTTGTACGTTGTTTACCTTCAGCAATAGTGAAGTATTTATCATGAAACTCAACGTCAGGGTCCTTATAAAGGCCTAAAATTGAAAGAAATCTTGATAAATCATATACACATGCTTCAGAAGGTAAGCT